ACCTGCAGCCGTTCGTCGAGCGCTGTTTCGGCTTGGCGCTGCGTGCCGGCGCACTGGGGCAGCCACCGCAGTCGCTGGCTGGCCGGCAGTTCCATGTGCGCTACATCTCGCCGCTGGCTAGGGCGCAGCGGCTGGAAGACGTCGTGGCCATGGACCGCATGGAAACCGGCATCATCACCAAGTCGCAGACCAAGCCCGAGCTGATGGACATCTACGACTGGGAGGAGGCCGATCGGCTGCGCGCGCAGTACCTGGGTGTGCCGGGCAAGTTGATGCGCTCGGACGATGACATCAAGGTGATCCGGGACGCGCGGGCCGAGGCAGCGCAAAAGGCCGAGCAGCAGCAGATGCTGCAGCAGCAGGTCGAGGCGCAATCGAAGAATCCAGAGCAAGCGGGCGTCATGGGCGCCCTGATGGCAGCATAGGGGGCGAACATGGCATATCCGGGCGCGACATTGACAGAAAACGGGTGGGAGGTTCCGGACATCACGGGCGGGGTGGTGCAGCTTTCGGAAGACGGTACATCCCTGGTGTCAGGGGATGGTGCAGGCATGGCGCTGACCCTGAGCCAGCAGCACAAACGCTGGCGCGAATTGATTTCAGTCGCAAGCAAGACGCCTTGGAACGATCAGGCTGGTTCAGGGCTTACTTTGTCGGTTGACACCGCTGTCACATTCAACGGTCTGCCCACATTGCGCCTTGACATACCCGCCTTGTCGTCCGGAACGTACCGCGTGGGTACCACGACTGCCACGCTGATTCCTCCGTACAACTGGGACGGCACGCAGTTGGCGGTTGCGGTTCGGTCGTCAAACATGACGGCGGTCGATGGTGTTGCATCGGTTTTCTTGGGCGACTCCACATTCACGAACTACTATTCGTTCACCGGGCAGCGAAACGCCGCAAATGTGCCGCAAGCAAATTGGGTGGCGGGCGATTGGATCATTGCGCGAGGGACTACATCGACGCCGACGGGATCGCCCACATTCACGGGCGCAAAGCGTCTGCGCATCAATTTCACAGTCACCAGTGTTGCAACAGCTACGCAGCTTTGGATTGGATTTGTAGGCATTGCCGCTCCCAAGAAATCGACCGTTATCCTGTCCATAGATGATGGGTACGCATCCTGCTACAGCTTTGTCGCAGATGTAGCGCGGTACTACAAAATCCCGGTTAGCTTTGGCATTGATAGGGCGTATGTTGGCAGCGCCAATTACATGACGGCAGCGCAGATTCAGGAACTGCACGCAGATCGCAGCAATCTGTTTGAGTTTGTCACGCACGGTTTTAACAATACCAATTTGACCGCTGCCGGTTCTGCGTCGGCATATGTGCAGCAGCAGGTTGACACCAGAAACTACCTGCGCAGTCTTGGCATTCTGGGCGACGGGCCGAATCATCACCCTTGGGTGCAAAGCCTCTATAGCAACGACGCACAATCGCAATTGAAGGCGGCGGGCTTTTTGTCTGCTCGTATGGGTGCAACGTCACCGCTATCCATGCACGACGCCCTGATGACGACCGGCGACGAAAAGCGGGTGTATCAGCTATGCAACTGCTGCACTCTGACGACAGGCCTGTCGCTTGCCCAAGCCCAGACAGCCATTGACACGGCTTGCGACACTGAAAACTATGGCGTCACGCATGTCAACGCACACGACTTTGCCGCCGCCGACGCGGCCAACCCGCCGACATGGAGCTATGACAAGTTTGTCGATCTGATGGGCTGGCTGGATAAAAAACGCACGGATGGCGAGTGCGATATCAAGACATGGGGCCAGTGGTACGCCGATCTGGCTGGTGCCCCATACCGCAAGTAATCCCATCCCCTGCCGGTGAGTATCGCAACCCATGGCCTTTGAAGTCACCCCCGAAACCTACCTCGATGTCTTCGAGCGCCACCCGGCAGGCGCGGCAGTGCTGGAGGACCTCATCAAGCGATTCACCCAGTCAGCAGTGACCGAAGGCGGCATCGACGCGGTGCTGAAAACCTACCAGCGCATGGGCCAGCGCCGCGTGCTGGACCACATCATCAACAAGATCAACCAGGCGCACGGTGTGCCTGAACCCCAAGGAGAAGACGACGATGTTCAAACGTAGCCATGTGCTGATGGACGGAACCCCGGGCGCGGCTGGTGGTGGCGATCCGCCTGCTGCACCCGCTGCCCCTGCGGCTCCAACTGCCGCAGCGCCAGCGGCCCACGCAGCTCCTGCCGCGCCGTCCGCCCTGACCCCGCCACCCGCACCCCCCACCGAGTTCATCCCTGAGAAGTTCCGCGTGCTGGGCGCTGACGGCAAAGCCCTGGACATCGAGGCCAGCGCGCGCAAGATGGCCGAGTCCTATGCCCACTTGGAGGGCCGGGTCGGCAGCGGCGACGTGCCACCCAAGACGGCCGACGACTACGCCGTGACCGTGCCCGAGCAGTTCAAAGAGCATTGGGAAGAGAACGATCGCTCCAAGGCGTTCAAGGCCGAAGCCCTGGCCGCTGGCCTGACGCAGAAGCAGTTCGATTTCGTTATGGGCAAATACTTCGCCACAGCCACCGACCTGGTGGGTGGCGCCATCAACAACAGCGTCGAGACCGTGCGCGGGAATCTCGAGAAGGCGTGGGGCGACAAATACGGCGACCAGTTCAATGCAGCCGTGGCAGCCTTCGAGGCGTTTGCAGACCCGGACGACAAGGGCAAGTTCGACAGCATCATGACCGACCCGGCGCTGGCGTACCGCATCCTGGCCAAGATCGGCCCGGAGCTGCGCGAGGCTGGCGGCATCCCGGCGACGGCCACGACCGGCGCTGATGGCGAGGCGTCCATCAAGGCGCTGCTGCTGACCGAGGCCAACACCAACCCGCGCCATCCCGAGCACGCTGCGACCCGGCAGCGCATCGATGCCTTCTACGCGAAGAAGTACGGGACCGCGCCCGTGACCTGATTTCTCCTTGGGACCGAGCCGTTGGGGCTCTTTGGCCGGTGGCGTCACAACCACCGGCCTTTTTATTTCCGGGAACCCGAATGCCACTCGGGCAGACACTGCGCAGCAATCGGCCCGGGGCGGCACCCGGACAACCACATGAAGCCAGTTCGCAGCGCTACGCCAAAAGCTGAGGACTCATGAGGGCCAGCATCTGCTGACAACCCGCGAAACCGGCGTGTGTTCTGACTGAAAGGGTCGCAATGAACACCACCATTACCGCTGCATTTGTGCAGCAGTTCCATGACGGCTTTGTCGCCGCCAACGAACAGAAGGAATCGCGCTTCGAGTCCAAGGTCATCAACCGTGGATCCATCACCGGTTCGAGCTTCACCGCCAACGACATGGGCACCATCGAGATGAACGCCGTGACCAATCGCTACGGCGACACGGAATGGTCCATCCCCGATGTCGGCACCCGTCAGGCACTGATGGCCGACTACGACCTGGCTGTGCCGGTTGACCAGTTCGACCTGCCCAAGCTGATCGCCAACCCGCAGGGTGACTACCTGCAGCGGTGCCTGGCAGCGGTGCAGCGCAAGAAGGACGCCGTCATCTATGCCGCGCTCAAGGGCAACGCCCTGCGCAAGACCGACGAGTCGGGGTCGTTCGCAGCGCAAGCCTTGCCGGCCGGCCAGGTGATCGTAGCCGGTGGTACTGGCTTCACGAAGGCCAAGATCATCCAGACGAAGAAGCTCTTTCGCACGAACGAGGCCGACGAGCACAATGGCGAAGAGCTCTACATGGCCTACGACGCCGGGATGCTCGAAGACATCCTGACCGACACCACGCTCACCAGCGCCGATTTCATGGCCGTGAAGATGCTGCAAGAGGGCAACATCAGCGGCAAGTGGATGGGCTTCAACTGGGTGCCATACGAGCTGCTGTCGGGAACCTCGACCAAGACCGCCGTGGCCTGGGCCAAGAGCGCCGCGCACGTTGGCACCGCGATGGCCGGCCAGGTGGACATCGGTCCGCGCCGTGACAAGCGCAACCTGATCCAGATCTACGTCCCGATGTCCATTGGCTCCGTGCGGGTCAATGAATACAAGGTCGTGACCATCGACTACGT